TACAAAAGCTTTTAAAAAATAAAGAATAATTTGTTTTAAAATGGGGGTATAATATTATGATAGCAGAAGATTTTGAATTTGTTCAACAAAGTGAAACAGAATATATCGAAGTCCTATACATGTGGAATATAGGAGGTATCGAAGTTAAAGGCTATAATATCAATGATAAAATCGTTGAAGTGTATTTTGAATATGATGGTGTAAAATTTTTAATAAGATCTCAAAAAAGACCTACATATAGTGAACGATTCTTAGATGTAATTAGAGCTTTATTGATTGGTAATTATTCTAATGATATGGCTACAGTTATTAAAGTAGCTAAGAAGGTTAATAAACCAATTCTGATTACATCTGGTATTTATAAAAACAGTCGTGAATTTACAGTTAGATTAAAGTTCCCAGTAGAGAATGGTTATAGTATTCTATTCATGGAATTTGATAAAGTAGATCTAGATACATTATATGGTGTACGTTTTAGCTATGTAATCAAAGATGAAAATGCTAGAATTAAGCATGGTAATACAGATGCTACTAGAAAAGTTTTCTCTTATATGAATGATTTAATGTTTAATTAAGGAGTAGATTGATTATGTTGTATAATGATATTAAAAAACGTCTTCCAGAACTTTGCAAAGAATTAGTTCTTATGATTCCTAAAGATATTGAATACTCATATCATGAAGATTATGAAGGAAATGTTTCTGTCAAAATTGTAAAAGATGAGGATAGAATCAATCTAGAAATTAATGATATTAAATTCAGTATTGGTCCTTCATATTTTGCAGAAAGATATTATCTAAATTGTGAAAAGTATGAAGACGCTTTTTCTAGAAATCCAGAACCTATTATTCTTTTATCAAAACTATTTACAAATTTAGCATGTGAATCAGATAAAGAATTTAATAAGATCATAGGAGAAGGAGATCAAGAATCTGATAAAAGTATGATTAGATTCCAAATTATGAGAATTGCTAAAGGATTTAATGATCTTCATGGATGGTTTTCTAATCCAGCTTATCTTAAAGCAGAAATTGAAGAAGCTGAAGAACGAGCATATTATGCTGAACAACGTAAAAGAGATGAAGATTCTTTCTGGGAAGAAATGGCTGCAGTTGGAGTGACTCCAGAAGATGTATATGATTAACATTTTATATGAAGTCTTATCAGGATATTATTAATAATATCCTGATGGACTTTTAAATAATGAGAAATTTAATAAAACTCATTATTTTTTCTTCTAATTATGGCTTATGAGGTGAGATTATAATGCTCAAAAAACAGTATTTCGACACAAACACTAATACGGTTAGTACCACTAGTATGACTACAACAGAATTGCTTGTAGAGGTAGAAGATAGACTTAAGAAGTATGAAACTTTAGTATTTAATAAAGAGATATTAATCCATGCCTTAACATTGGCATCTATTTTTCCTAAAGACTGTAAATCCCATTTTAATGATCCTCATTATTTTATTTCATTGGCTGAATATACTGATCATGATGTAGATCTTATGATTTCACTAGTATCTGAAAAATATGGAATTAGATATAATGACCTAAAAGAATTGTACGATTATATTATTAATAGATATACTATCAAATATTATGATGGTGGTGTAAGAAAGAAAGAATTCCAACTACCTACATATGTAAGAGTTATGTGCGATATCAACAAAGGTTTGCAAGTTAAAGAAATTATTGGTAATAGAGCTAAATGATATAGTAGTTGTATACTATAATAATGGAAGCTATAATAACAAAATAGTATTCTTTGATTAAAATTGAAAGGAGAATGGAATGAAGATTCCAAATAATTCTAATCTCTCCAAAGAGATGACAGCTAATATCAAGGACTACTCTAAAAAGATCAAGAGTCTTGAATCCTTTGCTAAATCCGTTCGAAAGAACCCAGGTCAATATTTATCCTCAACTGGTAATGAAGGTCAATTGAATGCTATTCGAGAAGTATTTCAAAATGCTACAGATGAATTGAATAGACTGGTATCTCCATGTGATAAAGTATGGATTGAGTTCTGGGAAGGTTCTTTTAGAACTGTAGTAATCGATAATGGTCGTGGTATTCCAGCAGAAGATATTGTTCGTGTATTTAGTAGGGAACATACTTCTACAAACTATGAAAAGCATAAAGGTGAATATCCATCTGGTCTTCATGGTGTAGGGTCTAAATGTACTAATGCGGTATCTTCTAGATTCACAGTTACTACTTATCGATTAGGTAAAGCTTACCAAATTGAATTCTCTGAAGGTGAACCTTTAAAGAAATATGGAACTGGTAAGAAAGGTCCTGATGGCAAAGAAATCTTTATGCCTAAAGAAATCAAATATCCAGCTGGTGCTCAAGGTACTGTAGTAGATTTTGAACCAGACTTCTCTATCATGGGTGAGATCACATTACGACATAAAGATATTTATCGTTTAGTATCTAATATTGTACCACTATTAAAACCTGGTGCTGAAGTATTCTATACTGCACATCTTTTAGACGGTACTACTTTTACTGATCACTTAGTAAATAAAGATGGAGTTCTTACATATCTTATCAATAAAACTGATAAGCCTATGATTAAACCAATCATCTATACTCACGATACTGGTGAGATGAAAGTAGAAGTTGCTATGACCTATGTAGCTAATGTAAATGCTGGTCCAGATGTAATGACATTTGCAAATACTTCTCCAGTAAATACCCAATTATCTACTCCATCTATCGGTTATTTTAAAGGTGTATGTGACTTCTTTAAAGGTTATATGAATAAGATCTTCTTAGCAAATAATAAGAAGAAATTAGAAGTAACTAACTCTGACGTGTTGACTGGCTTAGTAGGTATCGTAGCAGCAGCTCATATGGACGTTATGTTTGATGGTCAAGCAAAGAATGTTTGTAAGACTCAAGAACTAACACCATTTGTTAGAGAAGTAACTATTGACGCATTAAAAGATTGGTCTAAGAAGAACCCAGATGATTTACAAAAACTTTGTAACTTCTTAAAAGATGTAGCAACAGCTCGTACCAAAGCAGATAAAGAAAAGATTAATATCTCCAAGAAGTATAAAACAAATACTATCTCTGGTACTCCTAAAGGATTTATTAAAGCAGAAAAGAAAGATCATTTAGAGTTATTCATTGTAGAGGGTTTATCAGCTGCTTCTCCATGCCAAACTTCTCGTAATGAATATCAAGCTATCTTCCCAATTCGTGGTAAAATGCCAAATGCATTCTCTAAATCTAGAGAAGAGTTTTTGAAGAATGAAGAAGTTCAAGCTATCTTAGCAATCATTGGTTGTGGATATGGTAAGAACTTTGATATCTCCAATTGTAAATATGATAAGATTATTATCCTAGCCGATGCCGATTATGATGGTTTCCATATTAGAACATTGATCTTGAAATTCTTATTAACTTACTGCCGTCCTTTAATTGAAGAAGGAAGAGTATATGCAGTATTATCTCCATTATACCATGTAGATAAAGGTACTAAGAAATGGAAGTATTTCATTGATAAAGATGACTTCACTCAATATGTGAGGGATGAGTTCGTAAAAGCAAATAAAGTTGTCCATCAAAAGACGAAGAAAGAATTCACCAAGTCTGAAATCTCTTCACTTATTATCAATAATAACAACTATGATTTCTATATGGAACGCATTGCCAATAACTATATGATTGATCCTATCTTATTAGAAGATTTATTACTATTAAGAAACGAAGCATTTAATAAATTCAATGATTTCAAGAAATTGATTAGTAAGAAATATAAGTATCTCAAAATCGAAAGAAAAGGAGATGCTGTATTACTTAATGGCTTGGTAAATGGTATTAATGGTGATAGAGAACACACAATCATCTTTAATGAACAATTGATCAATGCATGCTCTATCTTATTAGGCTATTTGGACAAATCTGAAAAGAGATATCTTTTAAATGGTCATAAAATTGGTTTATATCAATTGATCAGTACTTTCAGAAAATCTGAGCCTAAGAATATTGAACGTGCAAAAGGTTTGGGTTCCTTGAATGATATTGAAATCGGCGTATCCACATTGAATCCTCATAATAGAAAATTATTGAGATACACAACTGAAGATATTACTAGAGAAATCGAAGAAATGAGAAAGGTTAATGATGATAAATTCACATTAATCAAAGATGTCGATATCTCCCAATACGAATTCTAATTGGGTCTTATCAAGATAAAGATAATAGAGTGCTCATTACGGGCACTCTATTTTTTTACTGCTTAAGGAGGAAGTGTAGTGTTTACAACTTTTCAATATAAAGATATTGATAAATATATAGAAGAAGATTTTAAGAATACCACAGGTAACTTTGATTACATTAGATCATATGCAGATGGTGTAAGAATATCTTATTCTAAAAAAGAAAATCTTACCACATATAATGGGTATAACGAATATAGAATTAAAGATGAAAATGGAGAACCTTTAGCTTTATTCCATTTTAATAATGACTTAACTGAAGTATTAGATATGGATACTTTGAAGAGTCTAGAACATGTATGCTTTGCAGATAATAGAAAATCTGCTAATACAGTCACAGTATTCCATCATACAGATTTAGATGGGGAATCTGCAGCATCTTTGATTTGTCAATTGTTACAATTCCAAACTCAAAGAAGTATGAAGTTTGTAGGATATAATTATTCTGGGAATGCTATTTCTAATGAAATAGAAGAAATGCTTAATAATCCTGCTATAGAATCAAGAACAAATATTGCTTTTATTGTAGATTTGTCTCTTAAGAATGATCAACTAGAAGAGATCCTAAAATATTACGACAAAGTAATTTGGATCGATCATCATATCACCTCTTTATATCAAAACCCTATAGCTCTTTGTAATGAGCATAATAATTTTACCTATATTTTAGATACTAGACAATGTGGTTGTTGGTTAACTTATGCTTGGTTATATAATTGCATCGAAGCTATTAACTCAGCATCTTTATCTGATAAGATTATCGAAGGTTTGAATTTGGATCCATTCAGAGATAATAGTGCTGGTGAGGAAATTATCAAAGTATACAAATCTAAAGCTCCATTAGTTGGATTGATTTCTTTATTTGATCTAAAACAAGATGTAGAATTTCCTATTAGTTATAAACCAGCAGCATGGTTAAATCAATGGTATAATAAGATTGGAACTCTTGCTCCATATTGCAATACTTGGCAAAATTTATGGAGAGGTAATTACTTCTATGAAGAAGATGGTAAAGAACAATACTTAACTCCAGATATTAAAGATATTCTTTATCATGGTCATAAACTATATACAATCTTCCAAGAAGAGATGCAAGCTCTTAGAGAAGCAGATCCTGTTTATGAGTATCATGTATTTAATGAAGAAGATCATTTGGTATTCCATTGTATTAATGGATTTGGTTTCTCCCAAAGATTTGAAGACAATAGAGAAGATATTAAGATTATCGGTAGATTTGTAGATAATAGAAATAGATTCTCCTTCTCATTATATACCGATAATGAAGAGATAAAAGAACTTATTCCACTAGGTAAGATTGCAAACAAATACTTTACTGGTGGAGGCCATCCTGGAGCCGCTGGTGGTAGTTATCCTTCTAAAGAAATAGAATCAGCATTTGAAAAGATTATGAATAGAGAATTTCTAGGTAAAGATTTAGAAGTTATCATTCAATTTAAGAATATTACATTCGCTGGTACTGAGGTTGATGAATTAGAAACATTGATTGGTAATACTTCATATACTGGATCTTTTGATGATGTCAGATTTGACGAAGTAATTGATATTTACTTCAGATTATTTGTTGCTATTATTTCTTATGAATATAAATTAGCTAAATCTAAAAAATAACACAAGAGGAGACCCCTAGAGCCTTAGCGCTCTAGGGGTAATTTTTCGAACGTGTGTGTTATGTAAATAAATATATTTATATTCGCTTAGGAGGACGTGTCCATGAGAAAAGTAAAGGACACATTCTAAAATGAAACAATCTTAGCAACGAAAAAAGAAAACAAAGTATGTGTAAAACAAAGAGGCAATTTAAAATTTAAACAACTTTAACAATAGCAACATCGTCATCGCGTATTTAATTTTTCAATGGGTTACCTACCTACACTCTGGCCGTCTTAGAGTATAAATAGAATAAGCCATTACTTTATGTTACTAGCGCTTAAGCCGGTTTATAAGCATATACTATAATTATGGTAGAGATATATCTACAAGATATTTTTAAAGGAGAAAAACGAAATGCAAAACGAGATCAAAGAATTTGGAATTGCTATGTATAATATAGCAAAGAAAGAAATCTTTCCAGATGTTGAAGAAAGAGTCAAGAGTTTTAAAGATAGAGTAGTAAATGATATCCTAAATAGAATCCCAGATGATATAAATCTTCCTATTAGAGAAACCATTAGAGAATTCAAAAGTGATATAAGAGGATTTACTCATACTCCAGAACCACATCAAAGAAAAGTTGTTGTGGAGTTTATAAGAGAAGAAGATTCTTATAAGAATAGATTTAATAATTAATACGAATATGACAAAATAGTAGAAAAATGTAAGGCGATAGGACTCTACACAAAACACGCAATATACATGAATCTTACCACTTGAAAAAGAACGGAATATTCTCCCAACCCAGTTACCCCCTGGAATGAATATTAGCACTCAATACGACGCATGTGCCCTTTTGATATATGCCACAATCCGCATAACAACCATTACATATCCAAAAGCTGCTATCAAAAGGTTCAAACAAATAAATTCATGTCAAACTCAATCAGATAAAACGATCTGATACATACCTCAAAATAAATCACTCAATCACAACACAATTCCTCTGTCGCCTTATATTTTTCGATACATAGTAAAACTTCTCTCACAGACAAAGATTTGGTGAATGGGTTATTCCATTCACCGTCTTTGTTTTTTATAAATTCTTATCATTTTAGGAGGAAAATAAAATGGAAACACCTGTTAATGATTTTATCTCTCATGATATCTCTCCAGTATCTAAACAAATGTTTGTTTGGTTTGTAAATCGTGAAGATGGTTCTACTGCATATGAATTTACTAATGATGGTGAAAATCATGACTACAATAAAGAAGTAGATAGTCGTAAAGATGAGATTAAAGAATTTGGTTTGCTTGGTAATGGATCTAAAATTTATTTTGATACAAAAGATGGTATCATCCATGTAGGAAATAAAGATATTAAAGTATTTGTAGAATCAGATGAAGATTCTGAAGTATATTTACGTTTGACAGAATGTGAAGAAGCTGATTATCACAACGTAATCCAATATAAAAAAGCAGCATTCGATTATAATCCAATTCCTGGAGTACCTCAAACAATTCCTGGTACTGTAACTAATCATTTCATTGGTTATAATTGTGAAACTCCTCAATACTCTTTTGAATTGATTCTAGACGTTCCTGTAGGTCAAGCTATGGAATTAAAAGTAATCATTACTATGAAAAATACAGATTTTGAAGGCAAGCTCTGTATGCAGTATGGTGATTATGAAGAACAAGAATCTGTTACATTAGAATGCAATAAAGTATTTGAAAAGAAAATTACTCTTCTATAATAAACATAATGAACCCGTATACTCGTAATGAGTATACGGGGCATTTAATGCAATAGAAAAGTTTTGAAAGAAAGGGATTATTCTATTATAAGATAGTTAGTCTAAGAATAGGCCATGTGCCATATTATGCACTTTTAAACGCATATCGTTTGTAACAGATTCTGCTTTTTTTACTTCTTGATAGAAAGCTTGGATTTGTTGGAAGTTAGCAGGATTAGTAGTTGGTGCGGAATAAATATCTTTTATCTGTTTTAGTAAAGTTTGTTTTTCATCCATTGTATAAACACCTCTTTATTTTAATTAAAGGAAATTACCTTAATGTAGTCTATATCTATTTACCAGTAGAACCCATACCACCAGTTCTTTTTTTGTTTAAAGGTTCGATTTCATCTTTAAATACATAGAAGTTCTCTATAATACCTTGGCAGAACTTATCGCCTTTTTTAATATTAATAGGATTAGTTACTGTAAAATCAACGTAAATATGGCCTTCATTAGTCTCATTGTCATAATAATCCATTTTGTTATCTATAGGCTCTTTATCCTATATTCTTACACTTTCATGCAAGTTCAGACTATATCTTCATATTTCCATGTTCGGCACTCGTGGGTATATTATTGTTTTGACTAACTCAATACCTAGTCGTTGAACCTTTACCATACTTCGATGTCATTTCAGGTACTTGGCTGCTGATTGTCCAATCTTATTTATTTTCAAACATTCACAATTTCCATTTCTAGATTTGTTGTAGTTAAATAAGCTCTAAGGAGTTTCCAGCAATTCACCGAATTTAAAGATACCAATTATTTTTCTATAACATTTGAATTTTTTAATTTATGGTGCAATTTCAGATGATCTGATCTTGTTAATACCTCTAAATTTTCTACTTTATTATCTAATTTATCGAAGTTTTTATGATGTACATCATATTCTGGTTTTAAATATCTTTCGCCATTAATTTCGACAGAATTTGTTTCATTTAGTAGATATTTTTCCGCAACTAATCTATGCTCTCTAACCCTTCCATGCTCTACGGCAAATGGGTGATCTGGAACGTATCCCCATCTATAACCACAGTGTATGAAGTCTTCTTTAAATAAAGGACTTTTATCCCCTCTATTACCATAATTTGGGTTGTTTTCACCTTTATATTTATTACTTCTATATATTGCTAAGCATTTTCTAGAGCAACAGCTTTCATGGCTATTATGTCTTTTAAGATGACTTTCTTTTCTACTAAATTTTGCACCACAAATAGGACAAGTACAATTCAAATGTTGAGATTTAGTATATGCACCAAAGCATTCTTTAGAACAAAATGTATTTTTAGCTTCCAATCTTTTCTTATGATAAATATCTACTTGTTTTCCGCAAAAAGTACATTTTCTAGTTTCTAATAATCGCATATTCTAATCTCTCCTTAAAATTAAAAAATAAAATTATTTAGCATCTATAATACCAATTGTGTTCTCAAACTTAAAACCATATTTCATACCATAAGAAGATCTAGGATAAATCTTTAATACAAGATTTTCTAATACAACGGTATTAGACCCTTTAATATTTGATAAATGACATTTGATACCTGTTGGCACAATATATCTTAATCCAGGAATTGCATTAATTTCGAATGGAGAATAGAAATCATATCCTGCAGAAAAAGGAGTAGATCTTCTAGGAAGTATAATTCCTTCTACATCATAATCCTCATCTTTGATATCTTTAGAATATACATAATTCCACAATCCTGGATTATTAGTTTTTAAATCTTCTAATGCCTTTTTCCATTCTTTATTGCTTACTCGTTCGAACATTATTGTCTCCTTTATTAATTTATTACTATTAATAATTAGTATAGGAAATCATTAATTGTAAAAGTATAATATTTCAATTATATACTATAATGGTGATAATAGTATATAGAAGGTTAAGGGCGTATATATTATTATCTAGAAAATTATTAAGTCTCTAGAGAGCCCTTACTCTAGAGCGCCAGGCCTTAATAGGATTTGATAATCCAGTAGATTTTAATATTAAGGTCAGAGAAAGAAATCTACTGGTACAATGCTAATATGCCGAATAGAGACAGGGTTATGCATATTAGTAGAAAATGAATCTCCATGATTTCCCTGGGTGCATGGAGCGTATTATACGTATACATGGTGGGTCGTATAATACGAATATTTCGACACCATAAAAAATAAAGGATTGGGTGCACACTTTCCTTTATTTTTTATTTGTTTCATGATTAGTATCAGAGATAAATTTCTCTATTCTGAAATACTATACTATTTCAGTTATATACTATATTTATGAACACCTTACGAAGGAGGAAGAATCTAAGAGAGGAGGTGTTTACATGCTTACTGTTTACGGTATTGAAATATCTAAACAAATAATAAATTGTTTAGATCCTGAATCTGAGGTTGATATTTGCATATGGTAATATCAGCCTCAAAAAGAATAAGCCAATTTCCTCAAGCTTATTCTTTTTTTTTGTTTAAACACAGGAATTCCCCATCCCAATTTAATGGGATGGGGTTGATTCCTATTAGGTGTAATAACCAGTTAAACGAATTTTAAAGGTTTTGTTACCAGGAGTACTATTGATAGGTGCATTTACGCGGAAAGATACAGTAGCAACGTTTGTACCACTTGTTTCCACACGACCATTATTCATAGTACCTTTTAAAACGCCTTCACCAGCAGATGCAGTATTAGCTGTAACTTTTTTGGATACGAAGCTAGAACCAGAACCACCGATTTTTAACCAATCGGAATCGGAAGTAAGTTTAGTTTCAATCCATTTATCACGAGCTACGTCTTCATTTGCTGTATTACCATTAGCATCTAAAACAGTAAGAGTACATTCACGAAGGTCAGAATGATCTTCAGTATCATTACCACGGTTGTTCCAGATATTAACCACTAATGGAGTAGAAGGTTCTTGAGCTTTTACAGTACCAACAGACCAAGTGTCTACTGGGCTTGTATTGGCTTCATTATATAATGTAATTACTGGACCCAAATTTGCAGCCATGTAATTTACCTCCTATTTATACATAATAACCATTTACACGAATTTTATAAGTTTTAGTACCAGGTGTAGCATTTACAGGTACAACAACTTTCAAATTCACTTTACAGTAGTTTTGTTTAGACGATGTAGTATTTTTATTACCATCGTTAACTGTTCCTTTGATTGTGAAATCACTAGCTGCAGTAACTGCTTCTGCTTGGAGATGTTTACCATCAGAACCACCTACAGGTGTCCATGTAGAAACGTTACCGTCAACTTTAGGTACGTTTACACGAACCCATTTGCCAGCAACTAATTCACCGTTGGAAGAACCGTCAATATCGAGGGCTGTAATAGTTACATCTTTTAAGTCAGAAATAGCAGTAGAGCCATTGCGATTGTTCCATACATATATAGAGAAAACAGCAGATTCATTACTTGCTTGAACGACACCAGCGTCCCAGTTAGTAACAGATTTATCTGATTCATCCATAATAGTAATACTTGGAGCTGCCATGAATGCACTCCTCCTTTCTTTTCAAAATATTATATAAGTGTTATCACTTCGAATCTTAAAGGCTCGATAAAGCCTCATTAAGATGTCAAGTGATATCATTATATCATAATACATCATATCCAGTTGTAAGGTTTAATTTATTCTCTTGTAATCCTAGATACTTCTCAAGAGTACTTTTAAATCCACCATTTGCAGTCATTAACTCCCTAGGGAAAGAGTCTTCTACAGTTTGATCTTTTATATAAACATTTATAGGATTTTTTATTTTGGTACAATCTTTGAAGGCTTTGTGGTTATTAAAAGTATCTTCATCATATCTTAAACTAGATAAGTCTAAAGTACCAGTAATATTTTCTAAATTTATACAACCTTTAAAACTATCAGAAAGTCTTTCTACTTTAGACATATTTACCTTTGATAGTCCAACTAATACAAGTTGAGAGCAATTTAAAAATATCTCATCAAATCCATGCTCGGAAAAAGTTAATGTTCCACCAGTATCGAATTCAAAAGTTTCAATTCCAAAACAATCTGCGAATGCTCTAGTCATATCAATCGGTGTAGATGGTGAAAAAGTATTATTTCTAAAAATAGGATAGCTTAGACCTCTATCATATCTAAACATTTCAACAGCAGAGGTACATTTAGAAAAATTAATATTTGGAATTATCTTTGCTAACGATCTATCATTAAAGAATGTGTTTTTATTTACCGATTGTTTAGGACTTGCTATAAATCTATTTGCTGATGATGCATAAACTATAGAATCGAAATAATGTTTGATTCTCTCTTTATCATCATCTGATGGTGTATTTCCAGTTTCTGAAGAGGCTACAAATTCAATACCATTTGGCCAAACACTGACATTCCCACTATAATGGATACCATGAACTGCAAACCAATCATCTAAATTTTCGTATTTGATACTAAGCATATAAGTAGCCCAAGCTTTATATCTTTTATCTATATGCTCAATATTATATGGGTTGCTTCTTCTATTACTATCATTAGATAAAGGAGTATCATCATTATTCATGAATGGATCTTCAGATTTATAATCTGGAAGATTTGGGTCACCAGAAGGAGGCTCTGCAAATAATTGCAAATCTAATTTGAAGGAAAGAGAGATAGAACTCCTTCTTTCTAATCTCTCTTTTTTATTAATATTATCCATAATATCTACTCAACGATCTTATATGTAATATCAGGTTTATCATCTCTTAGAGTATTTACATTAATGAACTCTGGTACTGTTTGAGTTTCTTTAAAGTAGTTATCTTCTAATTGAGGATTTTTATAGATGGATTGATGTAATGATTCATAGTTGTTCAAACCAATGAATTTAATATATACAATTTGTTCACGATAGATATTTGTAATATAAGTGATAAGGTTAGGCATATGAAGATCTGTAAGGTTATTCATATCTTCAATATACTCTTTGATAGAATTTGTAATATCATCCAATACAGAAGAAGCTTCTTCTTTAGATTGGAACTTAATTTCAAATTTGAGAGAAAGATTAATCTTATTAATATTAGATTCTCTATCAATATTGTACATTTTAGAAGGTCCATAAGTGTTGAAGAATTTGTAATCAATACCGAAAGAATCTTCTAGTAAGAATGTAGCTTGTTGAATATATAATCTACGTTCATCAATCATTTCTACTAGCTTATTAATTCTTTCATTAGAGTTAAGATAAGTATATCTTACCACAGGCATCTTATGAATTCTGTATCCATAAGTACCAGCTTCTTCATCTTTGTTTAAAGCAATATAAGAGTTATTGAAGTCGCTATAATCATAGAAGATATCTAAACCAGCATCACCAGCAGAATATACGTTTAATAAACTCCATCCATCTAAACCTGGAATTATATTATCTAGATTTCCTTTCTTTTTATTAATCTCATAATCTTTACCGTATTCTTTATCCTCTTTAGCAACAAAGAAGAATTTAACTTTCACGTTTGTTGGTAAATAAGTTCCTAGATCTTTACCATTCTTGATATTGTGCATACCGCTTGGAGAATAGATATAGGTGTCTTTGGATGAGATGATATCATTGAGCTTAAATTTAAATTGTAAATCATATTTATAACCATTTTGGTTATAGCTCATAAGATTAGATTCTAGATATTTGAATGGGTACTCATTTCCATCATTATCAGTTCTATAAAGAACAGCGTATACTTTGAAATTCAATTCAGAGATAGTAACACCATCTTCTTCATATTTAACTAATTGGAAGTCAGTACCAATAGATTGATAACAAGTCATATCAATTTTGAATGTATCATAATCATCATAGAATTCTCTATGAGCATGAACTGTAGTAGCTACGAATTGAATGAGAGATGAGTTATTTACATATTCAAAATAAAGTGATCTGTAGTAATTAACAAGAGTTAAATAATACGATACATAGAATGGGCTCTTATTAATACACATTAGATATGGATTCATATATAAGAACCCATTATCATCCATACTATTAATAGTAGCTTCATCATCAGCTGTTACATTTCTAATTGTTCCAGTTACTGGATCTGCATAGAATTTAGCACCTGGTTTGATAATCATATTACTCTTGTTATTATTAGAGAATACATCAGAATCAATATCTGCGGTGATTGTATTAGTCGGAATGATATTATCCCCATCTTTCATCATAAGATATACATAATACAATCTCTCAATTTGATTATGAACTTTTCTTAATAAATATAATCTGCAATCATCTCTTTGAAGAGAGTTAAAGAAGTTATCTAAGTCTGTATATGTAGAGATAGATCCTCTAGATAATGCTTCAGCAGGGATTGCTTGTTTTAATTCGTCAATAGTAAGTTTATCATCACCATATTGAGAATCGGATGCACTCATAAGAACTAGATACATACCCATATATGGATATTTATCAGATTTATAAGACATCAATTCTTGGTATTGATTTAATTTGAAATTACATTTGCTACCAAGTGTTGTAAATACATGAACTGTGATTTCAGCATTTCTTCTTGGTTGATTTTCTCTATTAAATCTTAGACGAATTGTTTTCTCATCTAGATACATGTAGTTGATAAAGTTCTTATTAGAGTCTGTAGTATAATCATATAAACCGTCATAGATTGGTTCATAATATACAGCTTCTTTATAAGTACCATCTTCTTGTTCTTCGGAAACCATTACATAGAAATATGCTAATTGGTCTTCGAAAGTGAAGTTTAAGATCTTAGTTTCTAATGGGTTATTTACAATAATCTTTTTATAGATTTGAGTATGAGTAACCTGTCTGATAGTAGTCTTAATAGAGATCATTCTATCACCAGAAATATTTACTACACCCAAATATGGTAAATAAGGATTAGTAACTGTAGATAATTTGTTTGTATCTGTTAATTCATATGCAGCAGTATATAATACCTCACCAGTAGGAAGATGGTGACGTGTTACTATGATATCATAATCTAATACATATGGATATTTTGTAGTTTCACCAATATAGAAGATATACTCTTTGTCGATAACAAATTTGTTATTCTTCATATTGGCAACCATTTGAGATTCTGGTAAGTTGATGGTTACTTCAATCTGAGCAGGCTTTGCAGTAATACTATTAATTCCTAAAGCCAATGCATGAGAGATTACATTTCTTTCATATTTAGCTTTTGTAGGAATAGCTTCCATAGAATATTCTGAAGCCATAATAGCTGTATTTTCAGCTAAGTTACCAAAGATTGAAGATAAATAACCATAAACACCTAATACCAGAGTATCTTCTGGTATATCGATATACTTAGACTTAAGACCTTCTATAAAGTCTGTTACTTTATAGATATCTGTACTAAGTATATTAGTAGTATAATATGCCATGTCTTCTCCTATTCTTCAGTTCCACGTCTAAACCATTTTTTCTTTAAATATAAAGTTTTATTATTATTTTTGAAGTTTTGGTTATAAGGTCCTTTTTCCATACCAAGTATTTGAGGTTGAGATTCTGGTTCATCTTTACCCCATTTAAGTAATGGCAATTTATAACCTCTCCAATCAGCTTCTTTAGGGAATACTATATATGGATAATCCACATTCTCACCAGATACTGCACTGATACTTTCGTCCCAAATATCAACTTCATTCTCTGGAGGGGCTGCCGTCATGCTACCTTTTTTCCATAGAGATATTAATGAATTAAAATCTGATAAGATATTAGGTTCCATATCTTCAAAGAATCCACTTAGTTTAAATCCAATAGTAACCTTTAATGGACCTGATTGAGGAATTTCGCTAAATGAAGATCTAGAGATTGATTTAGGAAATACTCCTGTAAATTTAGAGAAGTGAAGAATAGTTTCACCATCATCATCTACTAAGAATCTAAATATACTCATATGAGAATAAAGTATCTTATTTATAATATAAGATTTCTTAGGAGGTAGTAATCCTAACCAAGATAGTTGTCGTGCAATATCATAAGTTTTAAAGTAGTTATAGATTTCTAAATATCTTGTATCTTCAAACTCTACACTGAAATCAATATTTTCGTCAGAGCTTATTGAAGATTTAGGATATAGAATTCTAGACCCAAACATATTTTGAGCAGTTTCTAATTCATCTACTGCAATATCTGGAATATCAATATTAGACGTTTTTCTATTACTTAAAATTCTAACAAATGGACAAGATCTACCAGAACTACCATCAGATGCCCCGTAGCAAAGATTTTCTAAAACAGTATATAGATATCCATGGCTATATAACCAATTAAAGTATGGGATCTGACTAGCTTCAGCAGATAACCATCCAGATTTAGATTTATCATCTGGACTTCCATCATTATATCTTAAGATGGGAAGATCTGGTTTTGTAAAGAATACATATTCTCTAGCACCCTGAACATGATTAAAAGGGTCTAATCTTGGAAGTCTGTAGAATGTAGACCAGTACTTAAGATCATCTGGTTCGTAGATACCATTTGCTCTCATAGTCTTTCTCATGTCGGATTCATGAGATAGTACCTCTGATTTTAATTTTACTATATCCTCATTATCGTCATTAGCACGTCCCCACATATGCATAACCGCTTCATCATCATTTCCTTCTATAGGACCTAATGCATCACGGTAATCTGTGTCTCGTGTTATTTCGATAAAATCCTTAGGATCGGCCACTGTCTCACCACCTAACAAAAAAATACAAAAATTTATTATACATATGTCGGAGAGGGTACTAATTAATCAGGGCTGTAATGAGCTAATCCTATGACATTATCGTAATTATCTTCAGTGATAATTATATCGATATAATTACTTTTATAATTTCAGGAGGAAATATTTCATGCATGAATATAAGACTCTATTATCCGAAGCGGATATGGGACCTTTAAAAAAGGTTTTATCCTTAATGGATTTAGACTTTGATGAATTAAAACGTGGAATTACTGGTACTATTAGTGGTACTTCTAGTACAGGTTTTAAAATGAACTCTAATATTGCTAAAGAAGCAAAAGGGTTAACAGCTGTATTCCCAGTATTAGTAAGTGAATCTGTATCTGTAGAACAAGCTCAAATGATTGCTAAAGCGGCTGAACGTAAATATGTAACAATGTTCCAAATGCTATTTGCTGCTAGCCAAATTACAGATGCTAAAAGTGCTCAATCTTATTTGAAGAAATTCCATAACAATATCACTTCTTCTTTAGATTTAAGTGATATGACTGTAGATGATGTAATCGATTTTGCTAATAAATTAGATGAGGAAGTTCAAACAACTGCTTTAACTAATGCTCGTATTACAGAAGCTACAAAAGCTGTATTAGAAGATTTAGCTTTCAATGAAAGCTATAGTAAAGTATTAGCTGAAAATCTAAATCCTGTTTCTTTAAATAATTACAAAGTTAAAACAGTATTTGGTGATTATAAAGCTACTCAAGTATCTGAAGCTGGTGATGATGAATACTACACAACTATGGATACTACAGCAAGTACTGAGCGAGATGCTATAGATGATTATAACAATGGCACTATAAGAACAAGATCCACTACTACTTCTAGAAAAATTCCTATTACAGCTAGAGATCGTGCAGCTACATTAAAAGATAAAAATGCCACTCTTAAAGATAAAGCTGATATCATCTCTAAACAAATCGTTACTACTGATATCAAGAAAGCTAACGAAGCAACTCCAAGCTTAATGATTATCAATTTCGTAACACAAGCTGATGGTAGAGATAATGAAATCGTTAATACTGCAGTAATCGGTGTTAAATGTGTTATTCATTATATCCCATCTTCTGAAATGATGAATCGTATGGTATTGAAAAATACTGATCGTCGCGGTTTATTAAACTTCATTCGTGCTACTACTGGTGAAATCCAATTCTTCCGTGATTTCTTATTTGCTATTGATCGTGCTAAGATTGATGCTGTAGCAAAAACAAATAAAGGCTCTAATTCCCGTATTTGGAAAATGCTTGAAATCCGTGCTAACCGTGCTAAGATGAATACTACTGCAAGAGCTGACAATGCTGCTTGTGCTGCTATCACTATGCTAGTATTATCTAAAGCTGAAGTGGATATTATTAAACAAAGCTATCGTTTAGACCTCTCTAAAGCATCTACTATGCTTTCTGTTATGAAAGGTTATAATTTCATTGGTGTAGCTGTTATCGATGAAGTTAATGAAAAAGTTGATTTCTTATATGATGATGGCACTAAGAACTTTGAAACTATCTCCTTTATGAGTCTTGAAAGAGAACAAGGTGCTGGTGAATATAAGAAAATGATTAATACGTTGGTGAAAGGAAGATAATAGATGATTACATATAAAGTCGGGGTTGGATCCTTGAATGAAGAGGATATGACTAGTACTGTTAATGATAATCCAACTAGTATGAATCCTCCAAGATCTAACGGAACTGTAAATAATATTGGTCCAAAACAGGCTGATCTAAATATTAATTTTGATGATGGTGAAGGCAATGCTAATCCTAAACCAGCAAATCCTATGGGTAAAGTTGCTTCTACTGTTAATATGGTTAAGCCTAGCGCTCCAACTACTAACCCAAGCAATAATGTTGCTAACCCTATGAACAATAATAATCCTAATAAACGTGCAGTTGGAGAAGAAGTTATGACAAAAGAATTCAAACAAATCGTCAGCGAATATATGGATATCGCTGATTACAAAACTACTACTCGTTTATATAATCTAGATGAAGCAGAACAAAATACAGTATTGCTTTCTCTTACAAATAAATTATATCAAATGATTGTAGCCAAAATTGATGACGTTGAAAAAGGCGATATTCCTAAATCTCGTGGTGATATTACTCGTCTTCCTAAATACGCTCAATTAAAAGAGTGTGCCAGAACACTTACTGATATCTTTGAACAATATAAAGAAGATACTACTCCTGTAAAAGTTATTGAAAATGCTATTGATAACTTGGATGACAATTCTGATGTATTTGTTCAATCTTATATGGCTAAAGTTGATTTCGGTATCATGTTATATGAATCCGTTACACTAGCAGTAATTGGTTCTTTATCCTATATGATCGCTTGCTGTATTGAATACGTCAAAGATCCTAAAAATGATGGTCTTACTATTGTAATGGATAAAACTGGTGTTGCTAAAGTAAAAGAGCATTTGCTTTATGAAAATCTAGTTAAATTCAATGAAGCATGTAGAACAAATGATGTAGAAAATGCTATTCGTCCATTGATCAAAAATAGAACTCAAAATCTATTTGGTGTTGGTGGTATGGTATTGGTTAAAGGTTTATTGATTGCGGTTCCTACAATTATTGCATTGATTCCTTTGATTAAAGACTTAGTATACTATTTCTTTGCTGCTCGTCAACGTGTATCCGTATACTTCGATATTCAAGCAGATTTGTTAGAAATGAATGCTAATGAATTGAAAGATAATCCTAATATCACTACTGATGCTGATAAAAAATCTGTAATTCGTAAACAACTTCAAGTTGCTAGAACTTTCCGTCAAATTGCAGATAAATTAGCTGTAGAAGCAAAAACTGCTGAAAATAAAGCTGATAAAGAAATCAAAAAGGATAATAAGAAATATCGTATTGATGATGTAGAAACTAACCCTTCTGAAGTATCTGATGGTCCTTTATTCTAATAAGGGGGTAATTAGATATGCTAGTACTTGGTAAACAACCTGACAAATCTTTATTAGAAAAAGATGAGTTTAATATTGATTGGATGCTTCAAGGACCTGAAGTAACTCCAGAAATGAAAAAAGATATCTTAGCATCTTTAGAAGATTATGGTTTTAAAATTCCTAAAGATATTGTATCTTATATCATAGCTCACTATAACTACACCCCATATAGTAAAAATAAATTTGATGTAAAAGATCATAAATGCATTCAATTCAAATACTTCTTAAATTTTGAAAATCCTATGTATTTAACAGCTAAGGAAAGTGCATATCATTTATATCAATTCTATTGTAATGGTGAAAATAGTGAATCTGGAATTTCTCCATTTGAAGTAGCTGAATTATATCCTATTGCTTGCACAGTTAATGATGCATTAATTTGTGCAGATTCCAAAGGTGCAATTCATTTATATTATTTGGACTCTGATGAAGTTATTAAAGCTGCTGATACATTAGACGAATTCTTATCTAATTTTTATATTAATGAAGACTGCTAACAGGAGGAAATAGAAACTATGTTTAAAAGAGCTCCTATGAGCACAGCTGAGTTGATTAAACGCAACTTAGAACAACAAGCTCTTAAAGAGGAATCTATTAATCTTTATCCAGATATTGATAAAGATTTAACTGATGACTTTGATTTTTATAAAAAATATACAAAAGCACAAGATAAAACTAAACTAGATAAAGATCTTGTAGATCAATTCTCTGAATCTGTAAATAGCAGATTATTAGAATGCTGTTTATACCAAGGCATGTTGAAACCTGTTCTTAAAGAACAATTCTGCAATTCTCATGAAAGAAAACTTGGTAAAACTTTGGTAAGAAACTTTATCAAAGAACATGGTGCTTTTAATTTAGTTCAATCTTTAAAAGACAAAAGCTGTTATTTAAATGAGTGGTATGAAGCTATCAAAGGTTATCATACTGCTATGATGAATGAAGCTAAAGAAATTGCTCAAGAAGGAATTCCTGAAGCTGAATTATTTGATATTGAAGATGATACTATTAAGAAATTTGTATTTGATACAAAAAGCATCATTCCAAAAGATATCACAAAAATGATTACTTCTCGTGTAGAAGATGCTGTTAATGATTTCATTGATCAAAACAAAAAACAAAAAGAAGAAATCAAGAAAGTATATGAAAAGGCAAAAGAAAAGGTAGCATCTTTAAAAGATACTATTGATCCTAATGACCCTAGCTTCCAAGATTTCAATGGCGATCCAAATACTGAATTAGATCCTAAATATGGTGATCAAGTTCAAGAGCAAGCAATGGCTATGGTTCGTGGTAAGCAACGTGCTTTCCGTGAAGAAGCTACTTCTGTATTTAGCATTTTAAGTAAAAATACTTTAGAAGCTATTCATAGAAATCAAGCAATCAAAGAATCTTACTCTGTAGGTATGACTGGTAGATTAGATTTTCAAAAAGCTATCAATGATACAAAGGTTATGTATTCTTTCTTGGAATGCTTGAATACTTTGAATATTATGGATTTAAATGAATCTACATTATCTAAACTTCTTACTGATATGAAAAACTCTATTCGGGAAGAAAACTCTGTTACTAATGTAGCTCCAAGTAATCCAACAGCTCCTGGCAGTGAAAAAGCTAGTGGTACTATGACTGTTAATACAAATAATGCAGCACCTGCTCAAAAAGCTCCAACTGCTACAACAACTAATAGCGGTACTGAAGGTAATACTTTATCTTAATAAACAAAAAAAATAAGAGCAGAGTCATTACGACTCTGCTCTTGTATTTGTGTTATTTTGAAAAGATATCATCAAGGAATTCTTCCATTTTAATCTTTTCTTTTTCTTTTTCTATTCTTTTTTTATGAATTTCCATATGACGCTCTAAGGAGATCATTGGATTTTCATCTATAATAATAGGACTACTTAACAGAGCTTCTGTTATTTCTTTAAACATAATATACCACACTCCTTAGGATCAATATTTAGATTTAGGAATTATAAAAGATTGGAGATTAAGCTTGCTGCTTCTTCAGCTTTATCTTTATTGTTTTTCCAATCTTCGAAAGCTAAGATAGCTTTATCTGCTAAATAAGCGCCTGTTACCACACCAACACCACAAGCGGCACCAGTGATAACACCTTCTGTAAATGCATCAACTAATCGATCATTTTTATTATCTTTAGCTACAGCATCTGCAATTTTTTCTGCTAATAACGCATTAACTACTACTTCTTCATTTTTAGCTTGTTGGTTCATTTTGTTTTCATTAGTCATGTCTAGGTTTTCTTGTTTTGTCATGGTATTTACCTCTTTCTTTTCAATACTAGGTTGTTGACTTTGTTGAATTTGTTGTTCTAATGCAGCTTTTTGTTCAGAACCCATAGCTGCAGGGTTAACTACTTTTGTTTCCATTACAGGGGTTACTGGAAACTGAATTGTAGTCTGTACTGGTTGTTGCTGGATTCCCAATGCTGGGTTTTGTAATCCATTATCGAATCCAGATTGATTTTGCTGTGCAGCTTGTTGAATAGCTGCATTCAAATCATCAATGCTGCCAGTATAATAAGTAGGTCTAGCAATAACTGGACCTTGTTGTTGCACAGAAGAATCCTGTGTCGTTTCTTCAACTGCAGGAACTTCAGAAGTAACTTCTACTACACTTTCCATTACTACTGGCTCTTCCACAGCTTTTTTAACTGTGCGTTTGCGACGAGTTACTGTTTTCTTAACAGCTTTTGTTTCATCAGTCGCTTTTGTTGTTGAAGCTTTTTTCGTTGCCATAAATGACTCCTTTCTGTTTTTATAAAAAAGCTTAAAGATTAAACAGTCAAAAGACTGGAAATCCATTACCGGATTTCACTATTATAGTATATAATTATAATTGATATTAGTATTGCTATTTTACACAATATACTGGGTAAGGGAACTTAATCCCTTACCCTAGATATTTATATATTGATTAAATATGTTCCTCTAGCAATTTTATTGCATGTAAATAAGAATCCTAAATTTCCACAAGCAGATAAATAACTGAGTTCCTCATTGTTTAGATCTGCATATCCAAACTGAGCAATTATATTATTGATACCTGTATTGATAATATTGAATACATTAATATCATTATCCTCTTTAGGATATAGATAAATATGAAGATTATTTGTATAAGGTTCTTCTATAATTTTATAGGTAAAATATCCAGACTTATAGTAGTCAGAATTATCTAATACTGATATTAGATTATCAGATCTCAAGACATTACTACGAAGAAGTTTAATTTTTATAGAAGTGCATAAATTAAGATTATTAGAAAAAATATCTGCTGTTTCAATATTGACTAATCTACCCATTACTTTAACATCCATCCTTTATTAAATAAAATTAAATATTATTCGCCAAAGAATTTAATGTCATTTTGCCCAAGTCTTTTAGAAATAGATTTGTATTGATATTTATTATATAGCATATTCATATACCTTAGAGTTATTTCGATTCTAGGAAGTTCTGAATAGTATTTGTTGAAGCTAGAACTTATTACGATAGAATCATCTATCCAAATATTGCCATTATACATATCAGAATATTTCTTTTCTACGTTATCAAAATCTGGTTTTGATAGAGGACGTATCATTCCCATCTCTGCTAACATCTTTTCTTTAGTATTAAAAACGTTAGGAGTTTTGAAATAAGCATTATAATGTACTTGACAAGGTGTATAGATTAAAGACTCTAAAAAATCGAAGTCCTGAGTAGTTTTAAATTGCTTCATAAATTGTCTGTCGGCTGCACCAGTAATAGAATATACCTGAATAAATCCTGGATTAGATCTAGCATTAGAAAGGATATTATTTCCCTTACTTTTTATAAACCTAGCTCTAGGTCTAGGACTACCTTCTGGATTCTCGTATATTACTACATATAATTCTGGCATATATTGCATTTGTTGAAGCATTTGATTTCTAGTATTGATAATATCATCCATTTTGGATTTATTTATTTTATATTGGTCTATCATCCAAGAAAGTCTCTCTTGATAGTCTCTTGGGACATGAGAATATTTCTCTTCATATAGTTTTGCTTTTTGCTTTCTAGTCTTTATTTTATCTCACCTCCCTGAAATAAGACAAGATTACTTAGTAGTATTAGTATATATAAAAAACAAAAAAGAAAGACATACTGCAATCAAGCAGTATGTCTATATTCTTATCTTATTATGTTTCCATACTCATCTAGGTGTATACCTCTTCTTGCTAAAGATTCTACAACCATTCTATCTAATTCTCTTTTATTAGCTATTAATAATTCTAATTCTCTATTAGTTATAGCTACATTTCTTCTAACAGTGTCAGAATACATATAAAGAGCTCCTGCTCCAAATAAGAATCCCATAATAAAAGATGAGTTCATAATATTATCTCCTTATTTAAATACTACAAAATATGATAACCTCATAATTATAGTATACAAATATAAGATATATTACATAATAGAACCATTACCAGATTGGTTGCCGCCCATATTATTCCAAGCAGCATAAATAGAACCTAGTGCTCTTGACCAAGTATGAACTAATCTATCTTTTACAGTATTAGAACCAAGTCTTGTCAACCAATATAATTTTACATATCTAAGCATATTAGGTTCAGCAATATTGACACCACACATATTAGCAAGATAATCTAATTGTGCTGGATTGCCAATCATATCATTATCTCCTTTACCAGTTGCCATAGACATGATATCATATAGATCTTTAATAGATAATTGGATTGTTACTTGAGTAGGTAAACCATCTTGTGTCCATCCTTGTAAATCGCCACGTTGAATAGAGCAGTTTGTAATAATACCCATATCAACATGGAACATGGATTTATAGAATGCACGAACTAAGAATGGAGATACATAAGTATTATCACCAGCAGATCTAGGCATAACAAATCCTAGTATATGGCAAAGTGGAACATAAATATTTAAGTAAATTGATAATACGTCACAGTCTGGAGAATCTAATTTAATAGTAATATCATATGATCTCATGAAAGAAGAATCAGCCCAGATTTCTGGGAAGAACATCTTCCCACCAGCCATCATAGTATTAACGTGTTTCCACATAGATCCAAGAATACCACCCATGCTACTAGTATCACTAGAACCCTTTTCTAAATCTGCTTCTGGTTTAAGATTCATATTTGTTACACCAGATGCACCGCCTAAAAGGAAGTTAATCTCACGAGCCATATCTGATACTTGATTAATCTTATTAGCTAATTGAGATTGGGTTGTATTATTAGAGAAAGACTCTTGTACTTGAGTTTCTGAGTTAATGTAAAAAGAAACTGACCCTCTATGATATCCAGCAAATGGATGTTGAGATGCTAGACCCCAATCAAAATTACCAAGTTTATTCTTTTCACCATTAGCTCCATATTCTATTTCTACATCACTGATATTTAATAATGCAGCAACAGATCTACACATTTGATTTACTGCAAAGAAATAATCCTCTGGAGTAGCTTTAAAGTTATAATATCTACCAGATTGGTTTACCAATTTATTTACATCAGATTCGCTAACTTCACCATGATTATTACTAATAGCGGATACTATTTCTTTTTGAATCTTAGATTTCTTATCTCCCTCATAACCTTGAAGGAAATTAGCAACACCTGCTTGTAATACCATGATAGGAGCACGTCCTACTATTTTTTGAGCAAACTTTCTACCAAATGATGCATCGTTATTAGTATTATCAATTCTATTATCACAGATAGGCATAAATTGGTACGGCATGCCAAATACAGTTCTTATATTCTTTACTGTCATTTTATTCATATTACTAATGAAATCATCAATAGCATTAAATGCTTTAGTGAATCCTTCTTTGAAAGATTTGATTTCACTCATAAGATCTTTATATTGAGCTTCAGATGCTGCTTTTTGTAAATCTACATCTTTAAACTTACCATCTTTATTTTTATAAGAAAATTCATTTAAAGATACTCTATAACTATTACCATCTACGTCTTTAATATTAGCATAACCAGATGAATCAATTGATTCTACTTTGAAGGTAGTTCCATCAGCTTTAGCAGATTCTGGAATATCTAATCCATTTACATCTTTCTTTACGCTATCTTTAATTTTAACAGTAGTGCCTTCTAATTGGAGATCCATATCATCATTATTTTGTTTTTCATCTCCAGCAAATGATTGTAGATTTAGTCTAATCATCTTTTCTTTTAAAAGATCTTCATCTATATCTATCATCTTAGATAGTCTATCTGTTTTTAATATGTATCTACCAGATATAGTTTTTAACCAACCATCTTCTTCAGATACTACTTCTACAGTTTTACCTTTATCTAAACTATTTACAACATTACCAGATGCTGATGGTTTATCCATAACTAGTACTGGTGCATTGATTTTATATAATTCAAACATTTTATATCCTCCTAAATACCTTAGGTTTATTACAAAAATGTCAGGGATAGCATTTCTGCTATCCCTGAATAGTTTATCTTAAAGCAATACTGTTCATATTGTCAATAATTGATTGATAGTTACTAATATCGGTTGTACCGACTCTATTGAAGTTGCCCTCTACACCTGCACCCGCACCTACTGTAGAAGCTGCCATTACTCCTACATTAGCTCCAGATTGAGGCATAGCCGCTCCATTTACATTAGCCTTAATGCCTTCTTTTGCAAAAGTATTTGCTAATTGAACGATTGCGGAGAGTAATTCGTTAGTTTTAGATTGTTCTTGAATAAGCTTATCTAATTTAGCTCCTAAATCACCGGTACCAACATTAGCGGAGTTAGCTTGAATTCCAGAAGGAGTTCCAGTTGCACCACTAGCGGCAGTAGTATATTTAGGATCTTTTGATAATACTTTAATTGCATCAGCTTTACTCATACCATGAGTATTCACTAAGTAATTAATATCATTATCAGAATATGGAATACCATTTGGTGCTATTCCATTATTAGTAGCTTCAAGACTAGTCTTAGCAATAGGTAAATTAAAGTTAGAGGATTTTAAGCCATCTAAATAGCTTCTACCATAAGATTTAATACTACCCCATGCATTAGATGCAAGATTCTTAATCATAGAACCAAAGCCTCTACCGAATGTAGATGTTTTGCCTCTACCAAATCTAGATCTAGTATTTTTAGGAATTTGTTCATGTAAACCATACATGCCTTCATCGATACCTCTGTTAGCAGTATAATCTACTTTGATTCTAGTACTACCTCTACCATATCTGGAAATACTCATAAATCCAGGAGTGAGTGCATCGCCATGTTTGCCTTTACCAGCATTACCGGAAGCCAAGCCTTCGATAGAGTATTGGCAAGGGTCTACAGCGCCATTCATACCAGCACAAGATTGGTCGCTTGTTACCGTGTAATGTAAATGAGGACCTGTACTTGCACCAGTATTACCAGATTTAGCAACAATAGTACCAGATTTAACTGTATCACCCTTTTGAACACATTGTTCGGATAGATGGGCAAATAAATGATACATTCCTTTGCCATCTTTAATTACTACGAAGTTACCGTATCCACTACCAGGACCGCCTTGAGATCCTACATCGTCAACAGTACCATCTACAGGAGTAGGAACAGGAGTCCCTTCAGCAACACCTAAGTCAATACCGTTATGCATTGAAGAGCCTACACCACCAGGGCTTTCACGAGGACCAAATGGAGATGTAATAGGAGCATTACCCATACCAGCTTGAAGTGCAGCTGCTGCAGAGCCAGATTGAGGAGTTGATACAGATCCAGCACCACCAGATTGACTTCCTCCAGAAGAGGAACCACTCTTATTACCACTATCCATACCTAAGATACTACTAAATGGATTTTCATCACCAAATAAGAATTTGAGATTATTACCAAATATTTTAGATGCAGATCCCATAATTGTAGAACCAAGCATCTTAGTCATCTTAGATAATGGAGCAGCCATTCTTTCAGCCATACCAGTGATTCTTCCAAAGAACCCTTTACTATAATCAGCACCAGAAGAAGCTTTATTAGCTGCAGCAGCTTGAGCGGCAGTTTTAGCTCTATTTTCTTTTTGTGCTTGAGTAATAGTAGGAGCAAATGCAGGTTTAACTGTAGGTTGAGCTAGCATTTGTCCAGGAGAAGAAGCTGTCAAAGGATTAGTTTTAGGAGCAGGAGATACACCTGTAAGTGTTTGAGTAGTATTTAAAGTCAATTGTTGAGGACCAGCACCCATACCAAATCTAGCTTTAAGATGTTTACCTTTACCAGAAGTTGGAAGGGTTCCTTTGCCATCTAAAATAGCCTTTGCAGAAGCAATACGTCTAGGATAGCTTGCTGTGTCTCCAGAAACTTCAAATCCTTTTTCCCAAGTAACCACTGCATCTTCAATAGATTGATTTGCCATAGCTTGGACAAATTGATTATAATACCCACCAGGTCCGATTTCAGACCATAAGTATTCTAGCTGTATTGATAGATCATTCCAATTTTTACCTTTAGAACTTGCTAAAGATTGTAGTTTGGTAGCACGATCATTTAACCATTGACAGATACCAATAGCACCAATTTCATTTTTAGCAGAAGGGTTATATTCAGATTCTGCTTCAATATTACCACAAATAGCAGCTGCTTGAATATCATTCAAACCTTTAGATTTTAAGAAATCAAAGATTTGTTTTGCATTTGCAGCAGCATCACCATTTACTGCATTATTGGAACCATCTGAAGAACCACCACTACTAGAAGTTGTACCGAATGATAATGCATTGCTAAATATTTCAGCTACTTTAGCAAATCCACTCAAGAAACCAGTAGCACCAGAACTACCACTAGAAGAACCTCCAGTTGCCTTGCTTGGTTTGCCTGGATCTCTCTTACCGAATTTAGAATTATCGATTAGAGACATATTTGGTTGACCAGATGGAATAGCAGACATAGCACCATTCATACCATTAACGTATTCATCAATAGATGCACCAAAGTAACCATTCTTTTTCAAACGAGTTGCAAAGTCAGTTACATCTGTTGAACCACTTAAAGATGGTTCATTACATTTATTGCAATAATATGCATAGTATTCAGCCCATTCTTCTTCGTTTCCGAAGTGCATGTAGTAGTTACCACCATCAGGTTGTTTATCTTTAGGATCACCTGTTGGTTCATTTTGAGTCATACCACCAAAGTTATAGTTTTCTCTAGCTAATTGAGAAGAGAACCCAGCTGATTCATGATACCATTGAGCAAAGATCAATTTAGCATCAATACCAGTTTTAGGAGCAACCCAGTTAGCCAATGCCCACATCTTATCAGCGGAGATTCCGCCTCTACCATATCTAAACTTACCTGCTCCGAAATGGAAGTTATTGGCTCTTAAAGAGGAAGTTCCTCTGCCATATCTTACATTTTTACCAGAACCATATCGTTTAGATCTAGCACTAATAGCAATAGTAGATTTAGATAAAAGATCATTTGCTTTATAAAGCTTATTAGGTTGACGAGTTTCTGGATCTTGAACAACAACGTTTCCGTTAGCATCAATACCAGTAGCTGTAACATAATGTGGATTTTCAGCAAATGGAGTTCTATTAGACTCACCAGCAGTATCTTGACCCATCAATACAACAGGATTGCCTGCTTGTAAAGATCTCTTAATAGAATCATTATCATAAAGAGTATCTGTTTCCATACCAGCTTTATTCATGAAACTAGAGAAGAACTCAGGTCTTGTACCACCATTGGTTTCTTTAAAACCACCTTTAATAGCATATTGAGCAGCCATACGAGGATCTACATCAACGCCTAAAGACGAAAGAGCATTAACAGCAGATACAGGACCGCATCCAGAGTCAGCCATAGTTTGAGCTTCAGAATCTCCAGGAGCATTGAATGGCATAGAGTAATTAGAATCTAATTGAGAGTAGAAGTTTCCTTTACCATATTTAGAAGTTTTGCCTTTACCACCATTTCCAATACCAAAGAAGTTCATAAGACCAGTTTTAGCCTCTCCGATAGTATCAGCAGCTTTGCCAGCTTTATCTTTAAGCCAATCTGCACCTTGGTTGAATCCTTGTTTAACCGTATCTGCAGCACTAGAAATACCAGAGGTTACAGAATTATAGATATTTGAAGCCCCTTGTTTGAGACCTCCCCACATTTCTAAACCTTTATTCTTAGCCCACTCTAGGTTATTGCCTACAAAGTCTTTAAACTGATTTGCCTTTTCAACGACTTTTTCAACGACGCTCTTAGCACCAGTTTTAACACTTTTGACCATATCACCTAAAGTATCTTTAGCTTTATCTACATTATCACTGAAGGAGGAAGACTGTTCGTCTTTTCCTCTAGGTTTTTGTCTTCTTAATTCATCTAGTTCTTTTTTACCAAAACCAAATGTTGGACCGATATATTCAATACCCATTTCTAATACAGCATCTTCTGGAATGATGATACCTAGAATAGGGATTGCGGCACACATAGCTGTTACAACACCTGATACGATTTTCATACCAGTACTAGAAGTACCTTCAGAAAGTTTAAGCATTTCGTCAGCATTGTTATAGCCATGATAGAAGTCTGATATAATACCACCAACGATAATAACAGCAGATACTATAGCTCCGATACCTGTAGAAGCAGCGGCAGCTTCAGCACCTTGTCTCATTAGTTTTGTTGCAGCACGAGCAATATTAGCAGGTTTAGCAGCTCTTTCTAAAAGCTTAGCACCAAATGCTTTAACAGCATTGACAGCTTTGCCAGGAAGAACTGATTCTAATTTTCCTGTGACCTTTGTAATACCATCTTTAAGCTTAGCTAATAAAGCTTGGATAGTAGAATTTTGAGTTTCGGCTTTAGCAGCAGCATCTGTTACATCAGACCCTACTTCTTTAGCAAATCCCAAAGCATCTTTACCTTTGGCTACTAAAGAACTCATTCCTTTACCAGCCATGCTTAATGCTTTACTATCTACCATACCATGATACATATCACTTGGAATAGAAGAGAAGTCGCCATTAGCTATATCATAAGCAGCAGCACCAGCGGCACCCATCTTACCAACACCGCCACCAAGTTTACCAACTAGAGCAGTTGCTCCAAGAGATGCACCAAGACCACCAAGAATACTTCCAGTACCTTGTTGTGGATCAGTTTGAGCTTGACCAGTCATACCAGAAGTTTCAGGTTCAGAAGCACTAGAAGATCCTAATCCGAATCCTAATGCACCAAGACCTGCAAGAGCAGCTCCGACTTTACCTTTGCCTTTAAATTTAGCAGCAAGTTTACTAATCATTCCAGGACCACCACCAGAAGCAGCAGCACCAGCGGCAGCTTTGGTTGCAGCTTGAGATGCAGCAATTTGTTCAGCTTTGGCTAAGTTTTTAGCACCAGATTTAGCGAATTTACCACCAAGCTTAGTAAATGCATAGTCGCCTAATGCTTGACCACCTAAATCTAAAGCAAAATCACTAAGATCGAAATCTTGACCATTTACCATTTTATAGGCTTGCATAGCAGCAGCGCCGCCTAACCAGCCAGCAGGTTTGCCAAATCTTTTTCCTAAGAATCTATTAGCAAGCATACTACCAGTACCCATTGCTAAATCGCCAGGAAGTGCAGATAAGCTTTCTTGAGCAGCAGCTTCGTCTCCTGTGAGTTTGTTGTAGACATATCTACCACCATCAAATAGACCGTAACCTGCTACACCACCTAAACCTTTAGCAGCTGTAGATGTAAAGAGTTTACCAATTCCACCTTTAAGATTACCTAAGAAGGAGTTACCAGCACCAGCAGCTCTAGTAGCAGCTGCACCAGCTTTTGTAGCAAATTCACCAGCTTTTGTTCTTAAAGATTCAGGGATTAATCCATTTGCCATAGATTTTGCACTACCCCAAATGAATTTACCTATATCTTTAATACCCTCTTTGATAACAGTTTTTACTTTACTACCAAATTTAGCAACTGCGGCAGCGATTGCTGGGCCTATTAATGGAATAGAAGCTAATGCATTCATTATAGTGGAAAGAGGTCCACCAAATAAAGAGTCTAATAAGCTACCACCAGCGGCTTTAGCTTTTTGACCAGTTTTAGATGCACCAGCACCAATCTTTTCAGCAATTCTTTCTAATGCAACAGTAGATCTTTCTTGCAATTGAACTTTATGTTGGTTCTTAGCATCGATCTCTTTATTGTGTTTATTAGGAATTTCCATTAATTGACCATCTGCAGAAGAGATAGCATATTCTTTAGTATCACCGTCAGCAGTAGGAACTGTTGTTATACCATTTTTACCAGCTCCCATACTAGAAGCACCTTTAGAACTAGACATATTTGCTCCAATGATTCCAGCAGCAGATACTGAACCCATATCTTTAGCAATTTCATCTCTAGTTCTCATATCAGTAGGTTTGGAAGAAGTAGATACATCTTCTAATCCATCAGAGGATTTATTACTATCTCCACCACCAAATAAACTACCGAATAGACCACCACCAGATTTAGAGCCACCGCCAAATAGCCCTTTAGCCATACCAATGATGCCACCCTCAGCATGGTGCTCAATAGAGTCATCTAACTTTTTACCATGAAGGACTTTAAATGTTTCTCTAGCACCTGGGGCTAAACCAACTTTCTCTGCCATACCAAATGGAAGGAAAGATTTGGATATCATTGGAATTATTGCATTGGTAAAGTTTTGAAGGGTATTCAATACTTCACCTTGGCGTTTATCTATTTTTTCATTAGCTTTTTCTAGTTTAACAAAGAAGCCTTTACGATCATCATATAATGCATCGTAAAAACCTTTCTTAACAGCATCACTCATGTCTTTAGCTCCACCGTTCCCAGTAAGGAAATTGTAGAGTTGGGTCATGTCTTTATTAGCAAGATTATTATCTTCAGCTTCTGTTTCGTCTAGTCTAGAATTCAAGGACAAACCTTTACGTTTTTGCAATTCGTTTACACGGCTACCTAATACTCTGGAAATAGCTTCCATTTCTTTAATAGCTTTTTCATCTCCTCGCACAACTCTGAGGTATAGTTTTCTAAAATCATCTTTTTCGATGAGAGGATTTTCAACACCTCTTGTTAGGCCTTTGTATACTTTATCTGCTATTTCATAAATAGCCGATTTATTATCTTTAGAATTGAATACTCTTGCAGCTTCTTTAGCTCTGACTACTTTCTTTTCACCAGCTTTTAAAGTTTGTACAAGAGATCTGTATTGTTCATCTGATAGTACACTACCATTTTTAGCTTTGAATTTAGCAAGTTTGTCAAGTGCACCTTGTACACCTTTACCATTTTTAAATTCATCAATGATTCCTAGTGCATTAAGATCTACAGCTCCTCTAGTTTGCTCTTGAATATCATCTGCTGCTGCTCTAAAGTCAGCATAAGATTCCTTAGTAGCTTGATTTAGATAATAATCTTCACCACGATATTTTCTATTCTTAGCAAAATCTAAAGCATCATTCATTTGAGCTCTAGCCATATTGATACCAGCATAATTATCGGTACCAACTTCGCCCATCATTCTAGTAACGTCGGCTACATTACCAGTCATATTGTTTTCATCAATCAATCTGATTTGATCTTCAGTAGAACCAGTACCATAACCTTTTTGAATAAGTTTCCGGTTAGCCCATCCACCTACTTTACGTTCCATTCCTTTAGCAAAAGAACCAGCTTTTCTACCAACAAATTTAACTAAACCTTTTCCCCATCCTCCTATTTTCGTTCCGATACCTAGTTTATCGAAAAGTTTTTCAAAGAATAATCCTGGAGAGTCTAATTTAGATTTAATAAAGTTTGTAATAGATTTAGCAGATTGTAGACCATAAACACCAATTAACTTAGTGACAGGTTTGACGGTATTGAAGATAGGTTTGATCATATCATCTCTTAACCATCTACCCATATTCTTTTGAATATCTTGAAGAGTCCATTTAAGAGGGTTAGTAAAGTGACGTCTAATAGCACCAGCTAAACCGCCACGTCTTACACCATTCTTATCCTTGATACCAAGCATAAGCTCTTCAAATTTATCAGTAGTTGATAATACACCTAGCCCTGCACCTAAAATGGAGTTACCAAGAATACCAAATGGACCTAAAAGCATAGTACCAATAGTAGCAGCAGCAACTCGAGGGAAGTGTTTCTTAATAAGATCTTTACGATCCTTATTTAATAGACCACCACGGTCACCAAATAAGAAATCATTTAAATCTTTATTATTTTTAACTACAGAGATACTTGCACCAAGCATAGCCCCACCCAAAGGACCAAATGGGAGCACTAAACCAGAGATAGCACCTACTGTACCATATTTCTTAGCATCAGGCATATACTTTTGTAAAGTATCTTGCCATTTTTTAGAGATTAGACCTTCTTTATGAGTAACATTACCTTCAGCATCAACAATATCTTTACCAAATACTGTTTCTTGGAAGGTTTTATTATTCTTAATAATATTGATAGCAGAACCTGCCATAGCTCCAAATAATGGACCACCCAATGGGAACAATGTACCAAGTAAAGCACCAGCAGCACCACCTTGAACAGCATTACCCATATTCTTTTTGGCAAAGTCATTAAATTGAGAAGCAGCTTTCTTAGGATCTATACCAAAGGCTTGTTCTATACCTGTAGATAAACCATTGAGACCCATAGCATGGGCTACTTTTCCTGTAGCTCTATCAATACCTCTTGTAAAGAAGTTTCCTTTATTTCTATTACGTTCATCAGCATATGCTTGATTATGAGCACCTAACTGTTCAACAATTTCTAAGTCAGAAGTACCTCCAGCATGATGACCAATATTAGAAATTAGTCTACGTTTGAAGTCTTTCTCTTCAGACAATTGTTGACCAATATTAACACTATCCCTTTCAGGATTGAAAGGATTCATATTAGCAGGAATTACCAATTCGCCTTTATGAAGTGTAGTAAGTGTTACATTACCTTTTGATGGGTTAACATATTTTACACCACTAGCATAGTGCTTAATATCTCGTTCAGCTTCTGCTAATCTAGCAAGTCTAGATTGTACTGGACCTCTTTGAGATACATACGAATTTATTGCATCTGATTGGTACCTTCTTCCAGCAGATGGTAAATCGAATCCAAGGAATTGAGCTGCCTCTCTTCCTGAACTTTGTATAGAATCTCTAGTGTATCCATATACACCTTGAACACCTTGTTTAGCATTATCTTTAACGAAGTTTACACCACGTCTTACTTTAGCTTTAGCAGCAGCTATACCTCTATCAAGATCAAACCCAAACCAATCTTTAGCAAATCCTTTAATCTTATCAGGAAGAGTCTTAGCTAATTTATCTCTAAGGCTTCCCAAAATACTATTAATTTGCTTATTAAGGTTATTAGTAATTTCCTTCATATCATGGATCATTACATTGAATAAACCTTTAACAGGTTTGCCATCTTCATCCTTGATATTAGTATTCTTACCAAATAGCATATCATGCATGAATTCATCAGCACCAGCAATTACTGTTGTAAGCAATCCAGCAGGAGCTTTGAATATGCCTTGCACACCTTGTTGAATAGTTAGTAATTTATCACCAATAGTACTTGATTTTATTACATCATCTAAAAAACTAGTAGCTTTATTAGTAAGATTATCTGCTAATTTGCCTTTTTTCTTTTTAGGTTTGAATGTCCCGCCACTTATAGCTTTGAGAGCATTTGTTAATTCAACATCAAGAGCAGAGGCTGTAGCTCCACTCATATTAGAATTAGAGTTTTCAACAACAGAAGATTTAATAGTTTTCTCTTTTTGTTTTATTTGTCTTAAGAATGCTTGATCTATTGCTGTAGTAGGATCAGCTTTTCCTCCTCTACTACCACCAGATCTAAGACCTCCGCCAGAAGATAATAAGTTTCTAATATGGAATAATTCTTTATAAATATTATATTGATAATCGTATAAAGACATACCATATTTATCTTTATATCTTGCATTAGGAGGTATGAAATTATTAGCCATATATTCACCACCAATAGAAGTTTTTATACTCCCATTAGTAGCTTCGTGTACTAAGCCTTGACCAGAAGCAAACAGGTTTTGAACCATTTCATTCTTCTTAGCCAAAGTACTGCTTATCTTAGCTTGCTGTTTGCCTAATTGACCAGATGCCCTAAACATATTCATCACAAGATCAAATGTTTCTTGAGAAGTATCTTTGTTCTTGTATTGATTATCTTTATTTTTATATTTGGTAAGAATACGTTCTATATCCCTAGGATTGAAGTTGCCATTCTTCCAAACACCATCCATCAATTTATTAGCAGCGTTTATAATTTCTTTTTTACGCCTATTGTATTCTTGCTTATTAGCAGTTCCAAGATCACTATTAGAAAGAGCAACAGCTATAGATTCTCTTAACTCTTTAAATGCTTCTCTTTTTAATTTAGTATCTATATTCTTTTGACTATTAGCAGCACTAAGCTCATTAGTCCATCTACCAGTT